ATACAAGCGAATCTCCTGTAGTTGATGGTGCGGTGTCAGTTGGTGCAAATTCAGCGACTATAGATGGTCTTACAGCTTCAGAATCAGGTATTATAAAAGCTGGTGATTTCTTTAAATTTAGCGGTCATTCAAAAGTGTATATGGCTACTGCTGACATGGATGCAGATGGTACAAGCCATGCAACTTTAAATTTTGCACCTAATCTTCTAAATGCAGTTGCTAATGATGAAACCATAACTTTTGCATCAGTACCTTTTACAGTTTCTTTTACCGAAGATATTACACAATTTGCTACTGATACTACTGCTTTATTTGGTTTTAGTATGACTTTAATAGAAGTGTTTTAATGAGATGGATAGAGGAAGTACAGGTGCATTTCAAACAGAGATTGTTAAATCTGCAAATAAACCTTTTCATTTAGTTAAATTATCTTTTGATGATGTCAGTTATTTTTTATCTGATGCTTATATTCCTGTAACTTACGATGCAAATACTTACACACCAACAGGAAGTTTTTTAGCTTTTTCTGATATTGTTGAAACCAACGAAGCCAATATTGAAACCATAAGCATTTCTTTATCAGGAGTTGATACCACATATATTAATTTATTTTTAACAGGCGGTTACTTAGATAGAACAGTAGAAATCTATAAAGCATTTTTAGATAGTAACGATGCTTTGGTTTCTGATCCTTTATTAATATTCAATGGCAGATTAAATAATCCTGTTATCAAAGAAGATGTCGATGCTGGAACTAGCACAATAGCAGTACAAGCAAGTTCATTATTTGTGGACTTTGATAGAATAAATACAAGATTTACAAATAATGAATCTCAACAAAGTTTCTTTGCTGGTGATACAGGCTTTAGATACAGTTCAGTTGTAGTAAAAGAATTGAATTGGGGAATGACTACAGGCGCTACTGCATCAGGCGGTGGTAGTTCTAGTGTATCAACACAAGGTTCTACAACATCACCAATCAATAATACTTCACCAGCGCAAAAAAGTATTTTTAGAGAAATAAAACCAACCAATCCATCTTTTAGTTTGCAATCAGGTTCAGTAAGAATACACATTAATTATGCAAACAGAAGCACTTCTAATTTTTCTGTTGGACAACAAGTAAAGATAAATGGTTTTGAATCCAAAACATTTGATGATGGCGAGTATATTTTAAGTTCTGCAATTAATTTTTCAGAAGGTGCTGGAACTCATGCAATCACTTCAATAGATTCAGATGGCTTTGGTTTTACTATTGCAGTTCCTAATACAGTAACATCTGTAAAATCAGGAAAGTTTGGTGGTAGTGAAATCACAGTTGATGATGAATTGATTGCACCTGTATTGATACAAACTACATCAGGTTCTAATTTAATTACAGTTAATGCTGATAACTTTGCCAAAGTAGATGAAGCAGTTTCTTTTAATTTAGAAACAACATCTGTTGGCGGTATAGAAAGTAGAATCCTTGCTTTAGATCATAAAATTACCGCAAGAACTACAGATACACTTACAGTTGCAGTTACACAAAAAAATATTGTTCTAGCCAATCCTTTGAAAACCACATCAGGATCAACATCATTGGTTATAGATTTTGCAGAACATAATATTGCTGTAAGCGATTCAATCACAATTTCAGGTGCTACAGCAGTTGGTGGTGTACCAGCTTCCGATATAAACAAAGCACATACTGTTACAGCTATAACAGAAAACACAGTTACAGTTGTTGTTTCGACAACAGCAACAAGTACCGCAAGAGGTGGTAGTGATGCAGTTCGTTTAGATGGAAAAATTATTAGAACCAATCCAATAGAAACAACAGCTTCATCTGCTACTGTAAAAGTTCATTACAGAAGTCATGGTTTGGCAAATAGCGATACAATCACCTTAGAAGGCTTGGATGATGTTGGTGGCTTAGATAGAAGTTTATTAAATAAATCACATACTGTAGTTGATGCTTCCAATACAGACTATTTTACAATTACCTTATCTGAAAGTGCTACCGCTTCAGAATTTGGTGGTGGTGGTGATAGTGTTTTAGAAAGACCTGTAAAAGCTACATCAACAGTTAATTATGGATCATCAGGAAGCAGAATAAATCTACCAACAGAAATACGATGATAGATAAATTAAAAGCAAACAAATACATTGAATCTAAATTGAATGAGCCTTTTGCATGGGGTACTAATGATTGCAATACATTTATTGTTGAATACTTTGATAAGGTATTAGGTACAGACTTACTAAAAATAATTTATCAAAAATATTCTACAAAAAAAGGTGCAATAAAATTTCAAAAAGAATTTGCTCAAAGAATATCAGGCAGATGTTTGGAATTAGGCATGAAAGAGTATCATCCTAGTAAAGCTATATTTGGTGACATATTGGTTAAGCACAATGAAAATTGGGATTCATGTCATATTTGTATTGGTAGTAAAATGGCATCTGTAGATGAACAAATAGGTACAGCAATTTTGCCAATATCTGATTTTAACGATTTTGATTCTGCATATAGATTTAGTAATGAAAGTTAGAAACATAATATTATTTATAACAGCTTTATTTTTTACAGGTAGTCTTTTTGCTTTACCAGCTTTAGCACCTGTTTTCGCTGGAATTGGTTCTTTAGTAGTAGGTTCTGCTGTAGCTACTTCACTTACTGCTGGTGCATTGATAGCCATTGGTGTTGCCACAGTAGTTGTTGGTGCTTACGCTGGAAGTCAATTGCTTGGTGCTATGAAAATGGACTTTCCTGATGATATGTCTGCACAAGCACAATCAGCTTTAGCAAATCAACAAGGATCAACCAATCCTTTGCCTGTTATTTATGGAAAAAGAAGAATCGGTGGTACACCAATTTTTTATCATGTATCAGGAGATGATAATGAGTTTCTTCATGTGGTTTATGCAATCGCAGAAGGTGAGATACAAGGTGTAAGCCAAGTCTATTTAAACAATGACAAAGTAAATACTACACCTGATTTATATGATACTTCTCTAACAGATATTCTTATCAACGAAGGTGAGGGTGGTACTCTTGGTAATGTATCTGTTTTTGGTATGGAAAATATTCAAAAACCAAAATATGAACCTACAGTTAAATATGAAATATACAATGGCACAACTACACAAACAGCAGATCGTGATTTAATTTCAGAAACCAATGGTGCTTGGACTTCATCCGATAGATTGCAAGGTGTGGCTTACGCTTATGTTAGATTTAGATTTGAACCTGAAGTGTTTGGTAATACAGGAATACCACAAGTTAATTTTGATGTCATTGGTAAAAAAACAAGAAGCACAACATCAGGCGGAACTACATATAAAGTATTTAGTGATAATCCAGCAGACTGCATTGAAGATTATTTGACCAATACCATTTATGGTAGATCAATTCCAAGTTCACAAATTGATACAACATCATTTACTACCGCAAGAAATATTTGTGATACTGAAGTTACAGTTGGTGGCAAAACACAAAAGAAATATACCTGTAATGGCATTTTAAATACCAACAACAAAGCCTTAGATAACATTGAAAAACTTTTAACATCTTGTAGAGGTTCTTTAGTATTTTCAGGTGGTAAATATAAATTACTTATTGACGATACAGGTACAGCAGTCCAAACTTTTGATGAAGATAATATTGTTGGTGCTTTTGAATTGGCTTTGGGTGGTAAAGAATATAAGGCAAACAAAATTAGAGCAAACTTCTTTAATAAAAATCGTGATATGCAAGGTGATTTTGCTATTGTAGAAAGTTCAACATTTAAAACAGAAGATAATGGCTTGAGTCTTGAAAGAGCAATTGAACTTCCTTTTACAGATCAAATGGAAAGGGCGCAAATGATTTCTACAATCAATATGAAACAATCAAGGCAATCATTGGTCTTTAAATTTACATCAACCATTGTTGGACTTAGAGCAGAAATAGGTGATGTAGTTTTTATTTCATTAGAATCTTTAGGATGGAATACACTTAATTCTAATCAAGGCAAGAAGTTCAAGATTATGAAACTTGCTATAAAAAATAATGATGAAGTAGATATTACTGCAAGAGAATATGATGATGATGTTTATAATTTTGGTTTGATACAGGCAGAAGATACTTCACCAAATACCAACCTACCTAATTTTTCATCTGTAGATAAACCAACAATATCTACTCCTACAGAAGAATTAATAACAATACCGCCTACATTATTTAACAGAGTTACTATCAATTGGACACAACCAAATAAATCTTCTGTTGAATCTTATGAGATTGGTATTAATAGATTGAACTCAGTACGTTTTGAAAATAAAGCTAGTTATGATTTTGAAGGTAGAAGTGTTACCGAAAGTTTTACCATTGATAAATTAGAAGAAGGTCAATATTTTATAGCTGTAAGAGCAAAAAACAGACTAGGAGTTTATTCTGATTTTGCAACAGAGATATTTGAAGTCAAAGGTTTTTCTGTTCTACCTAAAGTGAACACACCAGCAATAAATTCTGTTACAGAAGAACTATTCACTACCACACAAGGCTCAGGTGTAAAAGCAAAAGCTATATTAACTTTTGGTGCATCGACAAACACAGAATGGGAAGATTTAGGAGTTACTATAGATCATTATGACGTAGAATTTAAAAAATCAACTGAAGCATCTTTTCAGGGTGCTGGAACATCACAAGGAACTAATTTTGAATTTTTTGATATTGAACCAGCTTTGTATGAATTCAGAGTAAGAGCAGTAAATACAGTTGGTGTCACATCAGAATTTTCATCTACAACACAAAGAATTTATGGCTTGACCGCAGTACCATCAGATGTAAGTAATTTATTTTTAAGAGCGGATTCTAATACTGCAACTTTAAATTGGACACCTACAACTGACTTAGATGTAAAGATTGGTGGTTTTTATGAGATAAGACATAATTCATTGACATCAGGCGCAGTTTGGGCGCAATCAACACAAATAGGAGAAGCTATATCAGGCATATCAAATCAGGCAGAAGTGCCATTGTTAGTAGGTACTTATTTAATAAAAGCTGTTGATTCTTTAGGAATTAAATCTACCAATGCAACAACAGTAGTTAATACAGTTACGCCTGATTTATTCCAATCATTACAATTCTTAACAAGGACAGAAAACCCATCTTTTGCTGGAACAAAATCTAATTTAGTTGTTGTAGATGATAAATTAAAACTAGAAGCAGATACTTTGTTTGATTCTTTGGGATTGATTGACGATGTTGGATTGATTGATGCTGCCGGTGGCGTAGATTTATCAGGTACTTATGATTTTGCCAATGTTATAGACACAGGTATTGCTGCTGCTTCTTATCGATTGACTTCAGCATTTGCGTTCACGACTAATTCCACATCAGATTTTATAGATACTCGTTCAGGTAATGTTGATAGCTATGAGTCTTTTGATTTAAATATTTACGATGATGTAGAGGTTCAGTTGCAAATAGCAACAACCAATGATGATCCTAGTGGCTCACCAACATTTACAGATTTTCAAAACTTTAGAATAGGTAATTACTTTGGTCGTGCTTTTAAATTTAGATTACAAGTAACATCAGGTGATATAACTCATCAAGTTTATATATCATCTTTGTCTGCAACTTTAGAAGCCTTTCAAAAGTTTGATACTCAACAATTAACATCAAGTACAAGTTCATTAGGTGTTACTTTCGGTGAAGGATTTTTAGTTACTCCAAAAATTGCTGTTACTGCACAGAATATGGCAAGTGGAGATTTTTATGAAATAACAAGTGTGTCTAGCACAGGTTTTACAATTACTTTCAAGAACAGTAGTGGTACAATTGTCGCTAGAACATTTGACTATATAGCAAGAGG